AGGTCAAGGGCAAGGCCGAGCTGGGAAGCCAGGTCTTGCTCAATGATCGAATCAGCCGTGGGCTGGCTCGTCTCCATGAGCAGGTTGGACAGGATCACGCGACCAGCGATGGTCTTGGGGGTCATGTTGATCTGCTCAAAGCCCAGGTCGCTCGAGGTGATGGTGGAGTTTTCGCTCACCCAGTAACCCGTTGCGCTGGTTGCCAGCTTGGGGATCGTCACAGGGCTGCCAGAGACAGCCATGTCACGCGCACCCAGGTCAAATGCCACCACGTTGGCCTTCAGACGCTCGATGACCTGAGCAATAGCCTCTTCGGGGACAACGTAGCCACCGGCAGTGTCCGTGCCCACGCTCATTGCCTTGGCCTTCATTTGGGCGAAGACTTCAGCCTCATAGGGGGCATCGGAGAAGTCCTTCTGGCTGATAGCGCGACATGCGCGAGCCATCGAGAAACCTTCCTTGCCGCTTTCAGCAGACGCGACTTCAACACCAGGCAGGTGTGCGCGGCGCTCTTCAGTCAGCTTCTCTTTCACCAGGCCAACCTCGTCCTCGAGGGACTTGATGGTGGACTCTAGTGCTTTACGGTTTGCGCCCTCTTCGGTGCGCCAACCCTCAATGTGACGCTCGACGCTATCGCCAAGCTGCTTGAGGTGGTCCTCAAGTTGTTTTTCCATGCTCATTTTCATTACCTCAGTTGGGCCTGTAGCCTGTTCAAGAAATCGTTAGTCAGTTGCTCAATGTGAGCCTTCTCCTCACGCTGGGACTCATGCTGGGCATCGGAGGAAACAGCATCGGGGGACACGGCGCAACCGCGCTGCTCCCCACTGTTTTTCTCGCCCATCGAGTGGATGCGCTTGGTGAGATCGCTAACCGCATCAATCAGATTGGTTAGTGCTTTCGCTTGTTCGGTTTGTCCAGAGACTAGCTCCGCCAGGGCAGGGACCATGCGGCTGCCCATAGTCGGCTCGTCTTCCTCATCGTCCTCGCTGTAGCCCTCGGGCACGACCTCTTCCGGCTCTTCGCCTTCTTCCATCTCCTCTTCCTCTGCTTCCTCTTCCTCATAGTCAGCCTTGAGGTAGGTCAGGATGAAGGCATCTTCCGTCTCTTCAACAGCGGAGATGTGCTTGAGCCCTTTGGGGGCTACGGTGAAGGGCTTGGTGGTCGCACTGATAGCGTCCTCGGGCTCGGATAGCCCCTTGGCGCTGGAAGATGCGGACAAGGCCCCAAGGTCTACAAAACCACGGATCTTGCTCTTGAGACGTTCGGACATTTCTTGATTAGTCATGGGGATTTGCTTGAGAAAGCGTTCGACTTCGCGCCCTTGGAGGAGCCCAGAGTCAACAAGACTCTTTGCCCCCGTCACCAGGGCTGATGGGTTGGCGGGGACAGACACCACGCTGATCTCTAGGAGGTCAGCAGAGGTGTAGAACAAACCGTAGGACGGCATGCCTAGTTCTTGGCGCTCTTTCTTCGTCAGCTCCTTAGTTGCCCGTGGCTGGAACCCAACCGAAACGGCATTGAGATATCCGGCCTTGGTCAGCTGGTAAACGGAATCTGCGAACTCATGCGCCTCAGCAGGGGCAAACTCGATGCTGGCAAGCAGGGCTGGGGCTCCAGAGGGACCGACCCCACGCCTGACGTTCACTGAACGACCGATGGGTGGGGTGTTGCTCGAGTCATGGCCCCACAGGACTACAGGGTTAGCCTTGTAGTTGGTCAGGTTCCAGCCTGCGACCTCGATAACGTCACCAACCCTGTCGGGCGTTTCGTCACTGGCGACGAAGCGGACAATGCGGCCTTCCTCCTCTTCAGGGGTAGAAGCCTTCACGCGGAACTGGGGTGACCCAGACTGCTTGATTTGTCGAATCAGCTCAGGGTTACTGCCGATGCCGTCAAAGTCCACCCCCGAGAGGATGGCCTGTTCCACTTGCTGTTCCATTGTGCTCATGAGTAGTCGCGTTGGGTTCCAGGGAGGAGTACGCAGCGGCAGTTAGCGATCTCGCCAACCTTGGCGTTCGGGTCACCAGGGAACTTGAGTCCGTACCCGAAAACCTCCCCAATGTTTACTTCTTTACCATTCAGCTCCGCATGATGCGGTCTAGCTGTCGGTTGGGCTAACCATATGTTGGTGTTGATGCCATCGGCTACCATCTGTTGTTGCCTGCCGTAGTTAGCTGCGCCCGCTGTCTCGGTCCGTGCGATCAGCGAAGCTCGAGTGCCAAGCCCCTTCAGCGTCTTGCCCAGGTAATCCTCGGAGTCTGCCAGGGTAGCCCAGATGGCTTCACGGAGGCTGCTGTATTGCCCCGAGTCCCCCGCCAGAACCCGTACGATGGCTCGCTGCACTTCGTCAATCAGGTTGGTGGTGATGTTCGTGAGGACCACCTTTTTCTCGGCCATATACAGGGCCACTACTGGGTCCGTGGAAGTCAAGATTGTCGCGCCCCCCGCAGCCTCAGCATTGGCCTGAGCAGCAGAATCCAGCATGACCTCTATGATGTTGGGTGACAAAGCCCCGAACATCTCTTCACCCCAAGCCGCCAGGTTTAGGTCTAGGAGACGCTGGATCTCGGCCTCAGTTGCAACCATCTTGCGGACTGCCTTGCCCTTGGGCGCAGGCGTGTCTTGCCACGGACCCTCGGCAGCTTCACGCAGGCGCAGCCGTATCGACAGGACGAGCTCACGGAGTACCCGCTTGGAGGTTCGCGCCACTTTGTCTTCAGCACGGGTCACTTCAGCGTCCCAGGCTTCCCAGTATTTTAGGCGGGCAGCTGCTGTTTGCAGGTCCGGCGGGAACCGCATCTCTCGCTGTTGGGTGTCTACAGACCGTGAAGCCTTGTCTGGGTTATATGCCCAGTTCTTGAGGCTGATATCCCGCCTTGAGGGGCACCCTTCACTCGCTGGCTCACCCTGCTCTGAGCCACGCATCCTTGCGATAAAACTGATCGCACGGTTTGCTGCCCTAACATGAGTGCCGTCCCAGTCAGCTTTCTTGGTTTCCAGGAGGCGCAGGTTTCGGCTAATGACTGCGCTGGGGTTGACCGATGCCTCCCTCGAGCATGGGTTTTCAGACCATGACACCAGTTCTGATGCGCTCATATTGACGGATGCCCGCCACTGCTTGAACACCTCGTCGATCTCCTCTTGGTCAATCTTGGTGTAGTCACGCCCCTCATCCTGAAAGTCTTCGTCCTCCTCAATGGCCTCTCCTTCATCACCCTGCACCTCATTTGCAGGGGGGGGTGAGGCTATCGGTGGGCCAGCTGGCGTGTCCAGGTTGCCGTCTGCATCAACCTTGAGCTGGTTTAGGCTGCTGGACACAAACGCAATGTCACCGTTGTCTAGCTCAGAGTCGCCAATGTCCCAGCCTGCCAGGGCAGCCGCCTCGTTGAACGTGCGCCCACCCTCCTTGAATAGTCGTAAGGTGCGGTCCACCTTGCTGTCGGCATCCTCGCGCATCGCAGCGACACCTGACAGGTCGAACTTGATTTGGCATTCAGACTCAGGGCCTTTGAGCCTGCGGATGAACTTGGTTTGCAGCTCATCTGCCAGGAAGTCTAAGAAGGGGACAACAGTGACTTCATAGAACGACCTGAAGGCAAGCATACTGCTGGCGTAGTTCAGCCCCTCGGTGAGCCCGATAATCGGCTTAGTTACGCCGAATATGGACATGATGGTTTCGCGGTTGAGGAACCGCATCTGCTGGAACTCCATCTCTTGCGGGGAGAATCCAATCTCCTCGTACTTTGTCCCGTTGGGCAGCACTGCTGTCTTGCGGTGCGAATCTGGCCGCCCGTGCGCCTCCCTCCATGCGTCTGAGATGGCCCGCTGGTCTGCGTCTGTGAGGTGGCCGTCTACCGACAGGATGCCACCAGGGCTTCCGCTGTTTTGCAGCAGGGCCTCATCATAGCGGTCCAGCACGAAGTCCTTGGCGGCTGTCCTGTACGCTGCCTGCATCGGACCCATGCCACGGATGGGGCTGTAAGGGTTGGCTTCGGCAATGTGGACCAGGGACTCAGCAGGCACTTCCACGGTCCCCTGCGCTGTCTGCATTCGCCAAGCACACGGAAGCTGGGTGCGCTCGTCAATGACCTCCTCGAGCAGGTCACCGCGCACAGGCCAAAGCTCTGAGGGAACGTCAATGCGCTCCTCAGGGGGCGATGTAGTTGATGACCCCGTTTGCATCTCGCTGCATCATGAGCAGCATCGTCTCCCCGTATAGCTGCTGGGTCTGCGTCAAGCTCTTCAGGAACTTGCGCTGACTCATCAGCTTATTAGGCATGGCGAAGAGGTCATAGAGGGGACCGTCATTCACCGGCTCCATCTCTCCACCAGGGGTCGGCTTCTGGATCACCAGCGGAGCGGATGATACCGCTTTAGCAATGGCCGAAATGCAAGCGTGGACCCAGGGGTGCTGGGCATAGGGGCGTGACAGGTTGGATTCCCCTGCCATTTTCATGACCCACCGATACGTCAAACTGGACGAGTCGCCACCACTGAACATCTTCTCTTCCGTAAAGGGGTTAGACCCGTTACGGCTGAAGGGGTTGGCATCGTCTGTTCGGCTGGCGCTATGTTTTGCGTTCAATGGCACTTGGGTAGCTTAGGGGCGCGAGTCGGCCCCAACAAGACTAGGAACTGACCAGGGGGGCAGATATAGGGACGGGTCATGCTTGCTGGTTACGGGCGCGGGCCATTACTTGGCTCTCCGCTGGCAGCTGGTCTGCGTCTATCTCAAAGGTTATCCACTTGTGGTTGCACTTCATGCACAGCCGCCTNCNTCGCACCGATGCCCCTTGGTCTACAGGCCGACTATCNGTTACTCGTACTTGGTTGCTACAGCAATGCGGACAAGACATAGGCGAATTGGGGCAGAAGTGGTTGCACCAGTAGGGCAGTTGAGCCAACGGGTGGGAACATGATATCGGCCCATGCGTCCACATATAGCCTAACGGTGCAGCAAGATTACACGACGAAGATTTTGGCTCGCTTGGATGTGCGGGAGAGGGAGAGAATCCATGCGTCTGCATGGTCAGGGGATGCGCTGAATCGGGCACGGAGCTTGTCTTTGCTTTCCATCTTCATTACTCCACGCTCGTTGTACTCGTAATTCGTCCATTGCAGCTGCCGCCAGAGGGTGCGCCTCCACTTGGCAGGGATTGACTGGTGGTTGTTCATCAGGCTCATGCGGGCCGCCCAATGGAGCTCGGCCTTGCGGTTCAGGAACTTAGAGTCATTCCCCAGGAGCCAATCGTAGTCGTGCTGCGCCTTGCCACCGAAGTCCACGCCCTCGACCATCAGCCCTGCCTCCCGCAGCCTGTCTACTACGCCAGCACCGATTCCGCTTACATCCACGCATATGTGGTGCCCAGGCACATCATACTTCTTTGCCAGGTCGCGGGTCCGCTCTGCTGTCTCCATGAGGTCACGGCTGTCCCAGCCCTCCATCGCTTCCACNACCCCGTCGATTGTCACGCAGGCCACGCTCTGGTCACCACCTCCTCGAGCCACATCAAGCCCGATATATCGGCCAGGGGAGTCTACAGGGGTCACATCAGCTGCACCGTCCAAGACCCACTGGGGTATGAGCTGGAAGTCTCCCCCTTGCTCTGGGAACTTGCCAAGGACGCGGACAATATACTGAGCTGACTCCTCACCCCAATGCTCCTTCTGCTCTGCGATCCAGGCAGGGTCCATAATGTGGCTCGGCACATCCCACGCACTGATAGAGAACCTGCTCCACTTGCCCCGCTGGTGTGATTCGTGGAACGCACCATCCCCTCGGTTACCGTTGCCAATCAGCAGGACGTAGCTGTTGGGGCTCGTCAAATACCCCCGCATGGCATCGAAAATGGGGTCTGCAACGCCTGATGCCTCGTCCACCACGACGAGCAACCCACCGTCCTCCCCAGGCTCAGTTCCGCTTGCGTGGTAGCCTTGGAACCGCTCCTCTCGGTCCGTGGACAACCCCGTGGCATACCAGTTAGGGGCGATCTCTAGCCGATTGGACAGCATCTCACCTGCCAGCTTCTGGTCCGATCCGTGGAACGCAGTACGCACCTCACGCCACAGGAGGTTGACTTGATGCCAGGTGGGGGCTGTCGTAACCACCACAGCGTTGCGCCTCGTCTGCACAAACCATAGCACCAGGCGGGCCGCGCAAGCTGTCTTCCCTGCACCGTTGCAGGACACCACGCTTACACGCTGGTCCTCAACTAATGCCTCACCTATCTCAGTCTGTTTCTTCCAGGGCTCCCAACCCAGAACCTCCGTCATGAACCCCGCTGGATCGTCCCTGTACTTCTGGAACGGAAGATCCCCCAACTGGGTCGCCGCCAGTTGTGAGTCGAGCCGCTGCTTTACCTTCGCCCATGATCTCGCTGTCAATCCGTCCGATGATTCTTGTTGCAATGTCATTATCAGCTACGTCCAAAACGATCTCGGCAAAGCGTCCCAGGAGAGCCACCATGTCCCCCGCGTTGATTACATTGGCAGCTGACAGGCGTATTTTCCACGCCTCCTCCTGCCGCTTGGCTAGTCGCTCGACTGATTGCGACAATGCCTTCAAGGCCCCATCCTCGTCTGTGCCCTCGCGGAGCAAAGCCCCGAGGGCCAGCAGTTTCTCCCTGACCTCCTGCGGATCGGTTGCGCCTGATGCGTCTTCGTACAGGTCCAGGGCTCGAGCGCGGAAGTCTGCCGTGTCGAACTGCCCAACCCGCTCGGCTGTTTTCTGCACGATCACATCCAGCACAGCCAGGGTGTCCCTCAGCTCCATCAGCGTAGGGTCGCTGCGGCTCTCCTCGTAGGCTCCGCGTAGGCTCCCAAGCACCTTGGAGTACCTGCCATGCGTGATTGGCCTGCCTCCCAGCCCCCCGTGATAGCGGCAAACTGCCCTCCCAGGCACTACAGTCTTGGTGCATCGGGCCTGCGCGGTCTTGCTCTTGGCTGTGCATCGGTTCGGTTGTCCGTCTGTGGGGTACGATCCCATGAGGTTATCTGCACCCCATGCAGTATGCAGGGAGGCTGACAAGGTTATTCTGCTGCCAGCTGAGGCGGTTTCCGTGTGCCAGGGCCATCATAAGTCATGCCTCTGTGGGTTGCGGCGTGGTGGGTTCGTGCGCGACTCGCGCCTCGATGATGCCGATGTGCTTCTCGTCTAGTTCGATGCCCACAACGTCTAGCCCCTCGCGTATCGCAGCGATCAGCGTTGTGCCTGATCCTGCGAATGGGTCGAGGATGCGGTTCGTCTTCGGTTGCTTGACAAGGTTGAGCAGGTAGCGCATGACCGCGATGGGCTTGACGGTGGCGTGCGTGTTGGCAACCTTGCCGTCGTGCGTGCGCTCTGAGGTGCTGGCCTTGGCGGTGTAGAAGAAGCGGCTTGCGCCGCCTTGGTCATCGTGGCCGCGAACGGTTGAATCGTAGCGCGTCCCATCGCCTGTTTTG